GATGAATTCCGGCCCTTTGTATATATGGCTGAGTTAATGTTATTAAAGAAGTTTAATTATCTTTCAGACACTGAAATCAGAAACCTTATAGGTATGATGAAGTCAGATGATAGAGATAACCTTACTATGGTTACATTAACTATAGACAACCTTAGAAATTTAAGAATCAAAGAACACGGAGTATTTTCTAAAGACAACAAAGCATATGATGAACTAAAACATACATATGCATTTGAAGTATTAAATCATACAGTGTTTTTACAAACAATGGTAGAAAAATGACAGAACAAGAAATCATTAACTTAGGCTTTGAAAAAGTAGATATACTGCATGATGAAAGTCAGAATGGATATGACTATTATTACTATCACAAGGAAGTTGTTCCAAATCTTGCTTTACATAGTACAGATAGTGATGATGTAAAAAATGATAATTGGCAACTCAAGTGCTTTGAGATACCGTCAATATTAATTAATACATCAAATGAATATTTTAGATTTGTCACATCTATTAATCCAGGAATGTAATAATAATGTATACCGGAAAATTTAAAAAGAAAAATGGTGAGTTAATCTTTAATAGTGAGCAAGACAAACTATTATATGATATTCTTTTGGATAAACTAAAAGATGGGCAAGTAGTAGAAATGTATATTGATCTTGTTGGAGTAGACCATAGCAAAGCACAACTTGCAAAAGTACATGTGTGTATTAGAGAAATAGCAAAAGAATCCGGATATACTTTTGATGAAGTAAAAGAAATAATTAAAGATGCATCAGGTTTAACTGGTAAATCATTTGCTGATTGTAGTAGAGATGACCTGATGCTTGCAATAGAATCTTGTGTCCAAATAGGAAGAGAGCAGTTTAATTTGAATCTGTAGATTCTTCATTATCTGCAGATTCTTCAGGACTTAACATTGCATTAGCTTGAATTTCTTTTTCTTCAACTAAGTTATTTAGTGATGCTTGTCTTTCAATTTCTGCAAGAAGTAATGTAACTGTATAAAATGATTTTTCAGTAGGCTCTAAGTTAGCATACTCTTTATTCATTATGTTTTTTAGTGTTTCTTCAGCAACACCTTTTTCTTGAAGTGTTGTAAAAAGATCATACAAAACAGCTTTTACCATTACATAATATGCTTTATTGACTGGAACATGAATGATTGCATCATCTTTAATTTCTTTAACTTTAATGGTACTCATAGTATTAATTTTTATCAAATATAAGAAAAAATGAAAACAGAAAGTGAAATTGATGAGATTAAACAAAAATTGTTTGATAAACTTAAACCAAGTGGTTGGGATAGAATACTTAAATCTTTTATATTTAGTTCTGAGTTTACTGATATTCTAAACAATCTCTACACACTAAGTACAAACGGTAAAAGATTTACTCCACCATTAAAACAAGTATTTAGGGCATTTGAAGAATGTCCATATGACAAATTACAAGTAGTGATGATTGGTCAGGATCCATATCCACAGTTGGGAGTTGCTGATGGTATAGCTTTTAGCTGTAGTAACTCTGAGAAAGAGCAACCTTCTTTAAGATTTATTCTTGATGAAGCTCAGAAGATGTATCCTTTCTATGATAGACCTTTAGATTTAGCAAGATGGTCTAATCAAGGTGTACTAATGCTAAATACAGCTCTTACAGTAGAAATTGGTAAAATTGGTAGTCATTATGATATATGGAAACCATTTACTGCTTATTTATTAGATTTGTTAAACAATCATAACACAGGGCTAGTATATGTATACATGGGTAAAAAAGCTGAAGAATGGTCTGATCTTACTGGGGATAATAACCATAAGCTTACTGTTAAACATCCTGCTTCTGCTGCTTATAATGGCTCTAAATGGGATAGTAATGATATATTTACTAAGATACAGCATATAGTAAAAGAATCTAGTGGTAATACAATACATTGGTAAGATGATTGAAATATTTAACAAACTTGTAAAAGAGGGATTAACCCCAAATACTTTTTATGTATTATACTGCATAAAAGAAAAAATTGTAGTAGCTGATTTTGTAAATAAATCAATTGAATGTAAAAAATTACAAGCTGATGAGTGGTTGGATGAAAACTTGCAACTAACATCAAAAAGTATTATCTTTATTACTGAAATTGATGGCTATTTTAGAAAATCAAAGAAAAAGACAAGTACAGACTTACTTGGATCAAATTTTCTTGACAATATCAAAAATTATAATGAAATATTTCCTAATAAAAAACTAGCTAGCGGCAAGTATGCAAGAGTTAATCCAAAGACTCTTGAAAATGCTTTTAGATGGTTTTTTGAAGTTTATGATTATAGCTGGGAAGTTGTCTTGAAAGCTACTGAAAAATATGTTGATGAATTTAGCATTAGAAGATATGATTATATGAGAACTGCTCAGTATTTTATAAGAAAACAAAATACTGATAAAACATGGGATTCTGATTTGGCAACTTATTGTGATTTAATTATTAATGGAGAAGATGAAAAAATAGAATATTTTAAAGAAAGGGTGGATTAATGAAAAACAAAATATTATTAATTGTATTTGCAATTATTGGAACACTCATAAGTTGGGTAGTTACTAATAATTTTATTGTAGCAGTAAGTATAGGTCAATTTCTATTAATTGAACTTATTATAACTGTTATGCATGAACTATACAATGTTGCTAAAAAAGAAATAATAAATAAATCATAACATGGGAGAATTATTTAATGGTGCAGCACCTTTGATGCCTGTAAGTGAGAGAGATGCTCTCAAAAAAGCTATTTATAAAATAGAAGCAAGAAGAAAAGGACAATTAAAATCACTGAAAAGTGCTTGGCCAAAATTTAATGATGCCTTTTGTGATGGATTAGAATGGAGAACTATCACCGTTGTAGGTGCTAGACCTGGAGTTGGTAAGACTTTATTTATGGAACAGTTAATAGATGATATAATCAAATTTAACATGGACCATGAATTTAGAATTCTAAAATTCCAGTTTGAAATGCTTGATGAAACCAATGGTATCAGAAAGCTGAGTCTGAATACAGGATATGATTACAACTCATTAATGAGTAAAGCAGAGCCTTTAGATGATAAAATATTTAATAAATGTGTACAGTTGTATCATGGGACAAAGGAGAAAGATATAATCGATGTTATATATGATCCTTGTACAGTAGATGTAATGTGTGCAACAATACATCATCATATGGAAGCTCACTCAAAAATGGTTAAGGACAAAGATGGAAATATGATTAAAAAGTACACTAACATGTTAGTTACTATTGACCACTCAGCTTTATTTAAAGTATCTAAGGACCAAAAAGATAAGTTTGAAATGCTATATGCACTTGGTGAAGCATTAACTTATATGAAAAAGAAATATCCGGTAGCCTTTTTAGTACTAAGTCAGCTTAATAGAAATGTTGACAACCCAGATAGAGTAAGAGATGGTGAGTATGGAAACTATGTGTTAGATTCTGATTTATTTGGTGCAGATGCTTTATTGCAACACGCTGATGTGGTATTAGGTATTAATAAACCTTCTATAAGAAAAATTAGACAGTATGGACCAGAGAAGTATATTATTGAAGATGATGAAACATTAGTTTTTCATTTTCTAAAATCTAGAAATGGTCTTACTAAAATGAGTTTTTTCAAACTTGATAGAGATCTTATGAGAATAGTTGAGATAGAACCACCAGCACAAGCAATGTTAAGCACAAAAAAATAATTAATTAAATATGGATAGAAGACAAAAAGAAAAGGAATTCTTTGCACATCATGCAGAAACCTTTAAAAAACTAAAATTACCTAATCCAATTTTTATCTTAAAAACTGCCTTTTATGAAAAAGGTAAGTATGGAAGAAATATTCAGCTTTATGAAAGTGAATTGAAAAAGAATGAGGATATCTACATGGAGTTTATTGATGTCATAAGAGATGACAAAGGTTCTGAGTTAGATTACACACCAATGATGCAGGATAGACCTCTCTTTAAATTTAAAGCTAATCCTTTTTATGCAGAAGAATATGAAATAAGGGAAAAAACAGATTACTCAGTTTATATTGTATCTGTGAGTGAGCTTATGGTTATACTACCAGATGGTAGTGAAATCTCATATTCATTGTATGAAAAAAGAAAAGAAGAAGCTAAGAAAAAAGAAGAGAGTTTACCTAAACTACAGTCCTCTTTAGTTGTGTTTCCAGATTTTGAAGAGGAATTTATTCCAAAACTTAAAGAATCTGTGGAATCTTCTGAAGATGTGTCATCAATTCTTTTAGAGATAGCTAATAATTTTCAAAGATTAGCAACAGCACTAAAAAATAAATAACATGAGTATAGTACTTCCAACAAGTAAAGTAAAAGCAGAAAGAGTAAATCCTAAAAGAATTGTGATTTATTCTAAACCTAAGACCGGTAAGACAACCGCTTATGCAGGTCTTGAAGACAATCTGATTATTGATTTAGAAAATGGTTCTGATTTTGTTGATGCATTAAAGGTAAAAGTAAGCAGTTTACAAGAATTATTAGATACCGGCAAAGCTATAAAAGCAGCTGGTAATCCATATAAGTTTGTTACTGTTGATACTGTAACTGCATTAGAGGATATGATTATGCCATTGGCAATTAAACTCTACCGTCAAACACCTATGGGTAAAAATTTTGATGGAGATACAGTTACTACATTGCCTAATGGTGCTGGCTATTTATACATTAGACAAGCATTCTTTCAAGTTTTAGATTTTATTGATACCTTAGCTCCCACAATTATCCTATCTGGTCACATTAAAGACAAGGTGGTTGATGATAAAGGAGAGATGGTCATGTCTGCTAATATAGACTTGACAGGTAAAATTAAATCTTTAATTTGCGCTAATGCAGATGCTATTGGTTATATGTATCGAAAAGGTAACAAAACTATTTTGTCTTTCAAGACAAATGATGATGTTACTTGTGGTGCAAGACCAGAGCACTTAAGAAATGAAGAAATAGTTATCACAGAAATGATTGATGGTGAATTAAAAACATCATGGGAAAAAGTATTTATTAATAATTAAAACAAAAAAAATGGGTTTAAGTACAACTGATTTGGGCACAGGTTCTGGTGGCTCATCTGCTGCAAAAACTATTGCACCAGGAAATCACACATTAAAAATTAACAGTATAGCACTAGAAGATTTTCAATTTATTGAGGGTGCTAAACATTTAATACTAAATGTTGAAACAGAACCAATTGAAGGATTTGAAGGATTTATGATTGATAAAGATAATCCAGATGCAGGACATTATGCAGGCCAAATTGGTAGAGTAAAAGCTAGTCAATATGCGTATGCTGATGGTGAAACTAAATCTGGTATCAAAATTCAAAGAGATAGATCATTGCTTATCTTTTTACAAAGTTTTTGTAAAACTTTAGGAATCAATGATTGGTTTGTTGAGCAAGATGGTAAACATGAAACTATTGAAGACTTTATTAATGGATTCAATAAAACTGCACCATTCAAAGACAAATATCTTGAATTCTGTATTGCTGGTAAAGAATATTTGAATAAAAATTCTTACACAAGCTATGATCTTTGGCTACCTAAAGCAGACAATAGAAAGTATGCATTTGGTGAAGTTGAAGCTGGTAAGGTAATTACCTTTGATGAAAGCAAACATCTTAAAAAACTTGAAATTAAAGATGTAAATAACTTCGGGGATGATGACGATTTTGGAACTTCTTCAAATTCATCATCTGATTTCTCACTAGACTAATATTTAATAATAGTATAGGGGGGAGTTAATTCCCCCCTATTTTATTTTGTATGGTTATGATTTCTACTAGAAATATCATAGGGGATTTAGATGACGTACCAAAAGAATGGGTCTTTGAATTTTATCTTAAACTACCTGAAAAACTAACTGGACAAAGTATAAAGATCAAATCTATATTTAACAGTAGAGAAAAAACCCCATCCATGTATATCTATATGGATAGTAATAATACTTATAAGTATAAAGATTTTTCTTCTGGATATGGGGGAGATGCTTTGAGTTTAGTACAGTATTTATTTAATTATCCAACAAGAGGCAGAGCTTCTTTTAAGATAATTGATGATTATAATGAGTTTGTAAAACATAATGAACCTGTTATAAAAACTGAACTAAAAGCTCATAGTAAATACAAAGTTACAGATTATCAAATTAGACATTGGAATAATCTTGATCAAGCATATTGGCAATCTTTTAAAATAGGTTCTAAAATGCTAGAGCATTATAATGTTTCTCCATTGGAGTTTTATGAAATGACTAAAGAAGATAATCTTGGAGTACAAAGTGTAATGAAAATTACTAATAATCATGTATATGGTTATTTTAAAAATGATGGTACACTGTATAAAATTTATCAGCCTAAAGTAAAGGATAATAAATTTATAAAAGTTAGAGATTATATTCAAGGTAGTGAGCAGTTAAGAGGGGATAAATCATTTCTTATTATTACATCTTCTCTTAAAGATTTAATGGCTTTTAATAAACTAAAAATTAAAGATGCCGAATGTATTGCTCCAGATAGTGAGAATTCTATGATACCTACAAATTTTATGGTAAATGCAATTAGACACTACAAAAGCATATTTATTTTATTTGATAATGATGAGCCAGGTCAAAAAGCAGCTCAAAAATATCAAAAGACTTTTGGAACAACATCTATTAATTTACCAATGGAAAAAGATTTATCAGACTCTATTAAAGTACATGGTATAGATAAAGTAAGGGAAAATCTTTTGCCATTATTAAAAAATGCAATAATATGAGTAAATGGTCATACCAAGGACAGGACTTTGATAACTCTATGATTCCAGAAGGAGCAGAAGGTTTTGTGTATGAAATGCAGGCTATAATAGACGGTAAACTTGTAAGGTATATTGGAAAGAAGAACTTTTATTCTGTAACAAAGAAGAGATTTGGCAAGAAAGCCCTGTCTTCTATGCAGGATAAGAGAGCTAAGAAATATACTATGCAAAAGAAACTTACCTATCTAGATTATTATAGTAGCA